ACGACATTTTGAACCCCTAACATACCTTGCGATCTTGCCATCTGGTTCTGGTATTCGGCTTGTCTTCTAGCTATCTCTGCTTCTCTTTTTCTTTTTTTCTCTTCATCACTCAGAATAACTGGTGTTGGGCCATATTGATTCATAAAAGGAGAGTTATAAGTCATCTGATTCATTATAAACTCCCATAGGGGTTAGCTTTATTTGTCGCAGGTTTACCACTACCATTTCCTAGACCACTGTACCAATCAGCAAAGCCCATGCCTGCGCCCATGCCCTGCATCGCTCCACCGAACATCCCTGCCATTGGACTAGCTGTTTGCATGACAGGATTTTGAGGAGAGTTGGTCACTGCACCACCTAATATTCCTTGTTGGAACTTAATTTGCTGATCTAACGCAAAATCTCGATCTCTTTCAAATGAACTTCTTTGATCATCTAGGAATCCTTGGTCATAAGCGCGTAAGTTTCTGCCTGCGCCTGTCATAAAGTCACCCATCGTACCCATAGCATTAATACCTTGGAGATAAGATCCTTCAAGTCCTTGGTTAGCCAACATCTGATCTTTAAATTGTTGGTTTTGCTGTGCTAGAGATTGATCCATGAGATCTCTGTTAATCATTGCAGTTGTGTCTGCTCTACGATCGTCATATCCACGGTTAGCCACAGCTTCAGCTACCCCTGCTCTAGACGAATTCATGTTTCCTGATCCACTAGCACCCATGTTGATGCCAGTAAGTGTGTTTTCTTGTAGATTTCTAAGATCATCACGCATTGCCGCGTTCACTAGACCGCCTGAGTTCTCTATAGCGTAGTCTTGGGCGTTCTGGAGTCTGTCTTGAGATCCTTGGTTGTAAAGGTCTTGGTAGTTTTGAGCAAAGCCTTGGCCTGCTTGAGTGATATCAAACGCGCCTTGAGCGCCCATCGCACCCATTCCACCGATATAGTGGTTCCCTGCCAAGGAGTAAGGGTTCTGTCCGGCATAAGTTTGTCCTTGGTAAGATCCTCGGCCAATAGAATCAGCTAGATAGCCTTCGGCTGAGTCATAAGATCGGGTTAAGTAAGGCTTATGGAATCTAAAGCCTTCGGCTTGAATGTTTGCGGCATCCCTTTGTGCGTCTGCCGATTGTCTGCCGCCTGCGTATCCTCCAAGCGCACCAAGGGCACTGCCACCTATTATTGCCGCCGCTATAAATGCCATAATTACTTCTCCAGTAAAATTTTGAGGTTAGGTTCAGGTAATCCCATATCGCTGTATGTGGGTGCTGTAACTTCCTCTTCTATTTGTTCTAATTGGTTTTCGCCGATATGACTTGTCAAATGAACATTGGTTAAAATTGAATCTTTTAGTGCATAAAAAGCTCGTTTTGCTCCAGAAGGGGCAACCCATGTATAAGGTGCTTTTATGTGTTTTTTCCCTTGCTCAGATACCACCAGTAACTCCCCTTTCATCAGGAAGACCATGTGTTGATGCCTGTGCAACATTCCAGTAAAGCTCATGCCTTTTGGTATAGTAAGCTCTCTGGTGTAAAGATTAGAGCCACCATCTTCTATTGCAGGGACAAAAAAATGGCGTAATGATGTCTGATCCATAGCGCACTCAGCGTTACCGGATTCGACTTCATTCTTAATGGTGTTTTCAAAGTTTTTAACTTGAGCTTTTAGATTTTCATCTACTACAAGACCACTCACGAAATAACTCCAGAATCCTTTAAGTCTTGGATCAGAGTCAGTAGAGTGTCAGTTGTTGTGCCTAAAGTTGCTGTAGTTCCCTCAAGTTCTCTCCTTACATTAAATTCACTGACAGTCATCTTAGGTGACTGCGCCTTACTTAATGTATTTTCAATCCTTTGTAGTTCATCCTCCATGTAGCGTTCTTGAGTAGAACCAGGAAGGTCCAGAGGAGCCAAAGTGCTAGGTATCTTACGTACCCTCAAGGCAGGCTTTTTCTTCTTAAGGATTGGGGGTGGGTTACGCTTATAGCCAATAATAGGGATAGTCACAATTACTACCTCCTACCAGTAGTTAAAACATCTAAGTCGAACCCTAGGAAACTAAAGTCTTTGTTATCTGATACAGCCATCTTGTATGACAAGTATCTACCAGAGGCTCTAGTATCTATCTTGTAGTCTGTAGCCCCATCAAAGGTAATACTACCTTGGTATGCTGTTGCATTACCTAGTAGGTCAGAAGAACCAAAGGTAAACACAAACTGCTTGTCTGGGTTGCTAGTGTCTACTTGAGGGAATATCTTAGTTATAACTTTGTAGCCACTAAGAGGAGACATCTCATCTAGGTCTATGCCTTCTCTTTCTAGGAAAGGACTCTTGTTAGCCTCAGTGTCTAAATCAAAAGATAGGCTACCTGAGTCACTTAGGTCTAGCCCATAGAGCTTGTCTGAAGTAATACCATCTAGGCTGGAGTCTTCACCTACAAACAGACTGTGTACATCATAGCCTGCCTCTTGAGAGTAGTAGCTACCCCCTATGTTTTCATAGGTATTGGAGTTTGCATAAGTAGCTGATGAACTGATAGTGCCATGAGTAGAACTAGAAACATTAGGTAAATCCATGAATGACCAAGTTTGGCTTTTGTAATTGAACACAGCGGCTCTATTACATCTGTCACCATTAGTATATTCAGCCATATCATCACCAGATACATAGCAGAACATCACTTCGTCTAACTCAGGATTATGGTGTACAAAGCATCTATTAGTCTTAGCTGTATTTAAGCCACCAAAGATATAGTTACTAACT